CCCCACCGAAGGGTGCGTACTGCATACCAAACCCGTTGCCCATCATAGGTGTCAACAGTTGCAGCCAGCCTGTCTCCTGAAACTCCCCCGTAAACGGGTCACGATGCTGTGGCACCAGACAACGAACCATGTGGTTTGCAGGGTCATAGGAGGATATGTGCGCGGGTACCCATGGGAGCGCATGGGAGCTTTGGCGATCCGCCGCCATCATGATGCCCTGAACAATATTGTCCTCATCTACCAGATAACCCGCCATCACACACCACTCCCGTTGTATTTGCTCACGTTCGTAGGTACCAGAACCGCTCCAGAAGTCGCCACCAGTTGTGTGAAAGCATCCGAGTTGTCCCAAGGGCTGAGAGTCCAGCCGTGAATATGCGTGTACCAGCCGTCATCCATAGAAAAGGAGTGCTCCACGGCATTAGCGTAATACGTCTGACCGGAAAAGTCTCCCAAGTCACCCTCAATGCGAATGGACTGTAATGGTTTGACTGTACCAGAGCCGTCCATGGTAAATCGTGTAATGAGTTCCCGCTTGGCAATATCCAAAGCCTTCTCAAAGGCCGTTACCAAGGCTTGCGCGGAAGTCAGACCTGGTTCGTCAAACAGATAAACGGGCTTCCCCAGATTACTGAATATACTGGCAAGAGACTCAGCACCTTTAGCCCCAGACGTACCCACAATCCATTTGTTATTGATGATCTGCACACCCGGTATATTTTGTACGGCTGTTTTCGTAAGTGAGGCACTACCAATTCCTACATGCCCTTGTGTGTACTGCCCCAGAGCCGTGTTATAGGAAGCTACCACTACCAGAAAGTTTGTGTTCTGGCGCGGGTTGTAAGTGATCTCCAGATCGTTCACAGGTATGGAGTCTGATAGTTCATCCCATGTGACCGTAACCAGTTCCAGCTTCGGAATAGGCCCGAAATACAATTCGCGCTCCGGCGTAACGTAACAGGTCCACCCAATCAACCGGGCAAAAAACTGAAGTTGGTCCCATAAAGAACGGGGAAGTTCCGCATTGATTTGAAGATCAGCTACTACCACACCAAGATACGGCTCACCTTCATAGGTATAAACATCTGGCTTAAACCCGTTTTTGACAGCGACAGCGTAGGCGATTGAGGATGGTGTGGACTTGTTGACGTTGATAGTCGTTTCACCATAGACAGGTATGGGGTTGACATTCACCGCACCTGTAGTAGCCGTCTTGCCCGCAGGAGGACAGGCTATGCCACCACCCGGAGCCGGTAAACCGCTGGAACTGAAACTGCCCGGCGAGCCGCCTGCCCCAAGGGTTTTCTGGAATATCAACGGCTGCTGAATGTCTGCCAGCAGGCCAGCCCAATCCCTTCCTTTGATCGTTACCGTGTCAGAGTCGTAAGACACTTCAACCGTATCTAGTTCCCCGCCAAACAAATGATACGTTCCGTCTACTGTCTCCACGTAAATATCTACCGGGATTTGAGAGAAGCCACCCGTCGCTGCTTTTATGCCCAATTGATACAGGTTCATCCCTGCTTCATTCAAAACTTCTCTGGACATGGTAATGGTGAACCGGCCAATAGCCCCGTAAGCAGGCCGTGTACAGTTCCACGACTCTGCGATTAACGTCTGTCCATTGATAGTGACGTAAGGAAAAATTGTCCGATTATGTTCTATCCTCGGTTGCGTAGGGGTCTGTACCGACGGTTTAGGGGCCGAAGAAGCATTTACTGTAACATTGCTAGTCATCAGGGATGTGCCAGAGTTTTAGAGGATACGATTTGGCTCCCCGTACCGTTAGGAGTACCCTTCACAGCATCGGCAATTGCCTTGGCGATATCTTTTACCCCTTTGGCTGAAGTCGCACCTATTCCATGTGGTAAAGTAACGTGTACGTGCATTTCCGCTCCATGTAAGGGCTGATAGTACGCTATAAGTTTTCCAGTATGTGGGTCAACCTGATGCTCCGTAAACATATAGCTATTATTCTTGTACTTACCCACCATCGCAGCGGAGCCAAAACCAAAGAAATTTTTAATATCACTAACAATCCCGCCTGCATATTTCTTGTATTGAGCCCATGCTTGTGGGAGCTTGTCTCCCTGAAAGGTAATCGTCTTTACAATGTCCACAATGGCGTTCAGGAAGTGCTTCACGGGGGACGACGCTTTAGCCATCCAGATCATAATATCGCCCAAGTAATCCCCAAACTTCTTAATCCAAGGCACTCCACGGAGCAATGTGCCGATGAAATAACCTATGTTAAAATACGCTAACGCCTCAAGGAACGTACCGACGCCAAAAGACAGCAATCGAAACGCCGTACCAACTTTACCAAACAAACCCTTGGCCCCGACGAAACGGGATATGAGCGCGACAATACCAGCACCACCCATACCTGCTGCTGCACCAAAGAAACTACCCCCCGCTGCTTTTAGGGCGCTTTGATGTTTACCAATAAAATCCGTTACAGTACCTATGGCGTTACTCAAACCTCTTAACGCCGTGACGATAGGCGAACTGCCAGAAATAGCCTCAGCCAGTTTCTCCATGTGGTTTTCTATTTTCTTCAACCAATAAACAGGCTGCTGCTTCTCATGCCTGGTATACCACGCCTGGCTTGTGGGGGTCATCATCCGAGCGCGTTGCTCTGGAGTAAAATTATTGAACACGGAAAGCGCGGCGGCTAATGACGGGTCTTGTGCTGCGACCCGCTTTATGTACAAAGCTCTAAACTGTCGCAACGACGCCTGTTGCGCCGAAGTCAATTTACTCATGGGAGTACCCATGGATACATGGTTTTTTGCCTCCCATACATTGTTCATGTACGGAAATATATGGTTGAGTATAAGACCTGGCAGTGTATGTACGCCGCGTAGGGACAGAAATGAACCAGACAGCGCCGCAAGGGTATTGTGGGATACACCAACACTCAGTCCTGAAGCACGCATCAAACCTAGAAGCAATGGCAGCTTGCTCTTACTAAGACCGCCTTTAAGCATACTCCCAAAGTCTGGAATGGCGCTCATGGCTGCCCCGCCCCCTCTGGACAAAAGCGCCGCCAAGGGGATCAGTTGACTAAGGGGCTGTCCAGCATATCGCGTATAAGGATTACCTAGCAACTTTATCATGCCAGACGTAAAAGCCGCACGGTTAGGTACGGAGCGCATCATGTCTACAATTTCACTAACAATCCTTTGTGCCCCGAAACCCACCGTGGCTGAGTTTGTATTCCCGATGTTGCGTTGGTACTGTACGCCTGCGTTAAACAAGGAGTTTTGAAGGTCGTACCCTTTCGCGCCAAATATAAAACGCAGGTCTGTGGTAGTCGTAGCGGCTTCTTTCATGAGCCGAGGGTTAGCCGCTACCTTAGAACCCACAAGCTGCTGACTTATGTTGGAATATACACCAGCCAGCGTAGACGCTCCCAAAGCGCTACCGACCTTGCCGCCATAGATAGACGCCATCTGCTTATGCGCGGTCAGCGTCGAGGCCATTGTGTTTTCCAGCTTGACCAAGTTGTTCTGATAGGCTTGTGCCCCATCCGCCAGAGCAGCAAACATGGCTACGCCTGTAGCCGTCATGTCCACAAAGCGGTTCTTCAGGAGTTTTGAGGCTTCATCGGCGGCAAGGAAAGACAAGCCAAGTTGCTTCATCGCTCCAAACAGATTGCCGGAGGACTGAAACCGGACGCCTACCAGGTATTCTATGCCCTTAGCCATCAGCTACCCGCCTTATAAGTTACACTCACATCTGCTGTCACCGCATCCGATACACCGGAGCTGCCGCCAAATATCGGGTCAAAGTTTTTACGCACAATCTCAGGAAGCCTTTTTCCCATTTCAATCTGCGTCAACTGAAATACGGGACGAGGGGGAATAGGCTGTGCGTTGGCCTCTGGGTTAGGGCCGCCTAACTCTTGAAACAACATGACCGGGCTATTAGACCCTGCCGCCGCCCACGTCCGCCCATAGGACCGTTCTACCGTATCCCGAAGTTCTCCAGTGACCAAAAGCGGAGTGTTCGGCGGATTGCCACCAGCAGCGATGATGGACTGCGCGTTCTGAGCATGAGTCTTTAAGGTACGCTGCGCCAGCGGAGGCCACGATGGTTGAGGGTTTCCGAACAGGCTCTTGGCGTACACGGAGCTTTCGTTCGCCAGATCACGCATCATGCTACGCTGCGCCTTGTGGAACTTGCTCCGCAGTTCCTTAATCTTGCCGTCCATGTCTCCAAGTTTCATCAGTTGAACCGCCCTGTCACCACGTTGGTAGGGCCAATCTGTGGGATGCTGATCGCATACTGCCCTTGTGGCAATGGGTCCGTAAGACCGTTGTACTGTGCGATGGTCAGCCACTGAGAGGGGTCGCTATAAAACTCCGTAGCCAACGAGATCAGGTTGGGGTTGATAAGCTGTAGCGTCGTCTGCAATGCTGAGGGCGTCGTAAAGACGTTCTGGATGACCCCCGCATAGGATAGTGTGTGAATGACCGAGGACGCCATGGACAGCGTAAGGCCCTGTGCAGAATTTGCGCTGAGGACGGCATTACCAGCAGACAGAGCCGTGTCCGCATAGAAGTTGATCTGCTGGAGCGCCGATGGGTCCACGGCGGATAGCACCCCATTTGCTACAGACAACGCTGTCTGGCCGACACCGAGCAAGCTATTAAGGGCATTAGAAATAGACGAGGGAAGCAAGTCGCCAAAAATGGTACTTGGGATGTTACTGGACAACCCTGCGAAGGCTTGCTTGAGTTGGCTGATCGCTTTGCTGGTGTTAGGCGGAGGCGGGGGAGAACTTAGGTCTGACGAGGGTACAAACTCGATATGATACGTCGCATACCACTCATGCTTGACAAATACATGGAAGGACTCAATCTTGCCGTTGAACTTCCACGATCCAAAAGACAACTCGATCTTCTGCCCGTCGATACGAAAGCGGTCAAAAGCGTAGGCACGTTCCCAAGCGTTAGACCCCAGAAAAATACCATCCCACTTAATCACGTCAGGAGGGAATGCCCCAAGTGACTGAATAGTACGAACCCCACCGGGAAACTCATGAATGGCTAGCCGCTGCTCACCACCCACACTGTCCAGATTCTGCGGAATCTCCATACCCACCAGAAGAAAACCGCCAATGGTGAAAGGATTCTGAATAGTCGCCAGATTGAAAGTAGCAGGGCTGGGAGTGGCGATGGGATTCTTGGGGTTGCTGGCGATGGACGACAGTAGATTGTCAAAGGAAGATGTGCTCACTCCCTGAGAATTTATGCCATTTACCCCAGAGCCAGTTAAGAATGCCATCGCTATTTAACCTTGGATTGCTCGAATTTAACCTCACCAGTATCCCAATTTATCTTGCCGCCGTCCATTTCCGCAGCGCAATAGATAAATGCCCTACGCTCCAATGGATGCAATTCTACAGCGTCCGCCCAACTCATCCCATGCTTTACAGCGGCAACGCACTCCCGGAACTCCGGGAGTTCCATTATTTTTTTACGGTGGGCAACTCCTCTTTCGTAGGCATCGGCCAATAGTGCTCATACGCGGCCATGACCATCTCTTCGCCCTTGTCCCCAAGCTGGTCCGCGATCTTCTGCGCGGCGATCATGTCGGAAATAGGATGCACCGGCATACCATCAATGGCACGAACATACATCATGGCCTTTAGCCACATGACCAGCATCATGACATTACCCTGATTCTCATTGCCAATCAGCATAGCGATCTGACGCATCGTGCCACCACGAGGAGGCCCCATAGTGACCACCCGACCGTCTACCTCAATATTCACCGCCCCGTTGTCCTGTGCGGCTGCAAATGCAGTGGCACGGTTATGACGTACTTCGTCCTGACTGGGCAGGGGAGGGGTCGGCGCTTTGTTAGTTACGTCAGCAATCTTACGAGTGGTCACGATTAGACTCCTTGGTCGAGAAGATGATTGCACGGACAGCTTCCAGGTCATAGCGGCGGTGCCCGCCTGGGGTACGATAGGACGTGATGACGCCAGCGTCCTCCCATCCACGAAGGGCGTTGACAGACACCCCAAGCGTTTTTGCCACTACCCCTATGGAAACCAGTTTTGTGCTCATAATAGTAGATTATAGGAGATTTTGGCTTGCGTCAATAAAAAAGGCCGGGGGAGAGTGCCCGACCAAGCGCGTCACGGAGAGACCACGGGGAAATCAGGTGGAGGACAATGCCCCGCTCAGTGGGACACCGGGAATTATGGAAGCCAGGTTCGTTGTGGACTCAATAGTCGGGCAGCTAAAGCCAAGTTTCTGACGTACTTCTTCGATACCGGAGAACTGTCCGAAGTCGGGGGTATGGAACACCAGATCAGGAAAGATATATTCATCAGTCTGGCCGGCCTTATTCAGAACACTCACCGAAAGCGTAAAGTGCGGAAGCAGACCCTCATTGTAGAACGCCTGGTATAGAACCGTAAAAAGTGAAGTGATGTTGCCGTTCTGACGCACAAACTCCATGTCCCCACTGATACCATTGGGGATAGCCTGATACAGCGGGATACCGCCGTTGGTAATAGGCGTGATCTTCAGTAGATGCAGGTCGAAATTGGCGTTCAGCGTAGTAAGCAAGCCTAAGTCAGCAGCGGTAAACGTATCCCCGTAGCTGTCAGATAGCACGAAACTCAAATCCGTACCGATGTTGAATGAGTCGTTGATGGTAAATCCAGCCATGTCTGTTTCCTCTCTAAATCAGCGCGTTAAGTGGCAGATTGCGCCGGAGATACCGTAACCACTGTCGTCCCACCTTGCAGGCTTACCACGAAGTACCAGACGCTGGACAGGTAACGTACAGCACAGAAAGCATACAAGTAGTGCTGTGCAATGGTCGCCGGGGTATTGATGCCAAGCTGCGGATTACCAGACTGAGCGAACGTACATACTACAGAGAAGGCGTCGATCATGTCAGCCTGCTGCAAGCCGCCCAAGAACGTGTTGAGCGCATGACGAACCTTTGCCCGAAGCGGGTCAGCGGAGCGGGCCGTCTGAAGTTGCCCAACAAAACTCCCCATACTTTCCCCAAAAGACAGGTCAAGGAAATTGGTCATGGTCGCATATTCAACGGGGGCCTGCGCGGTGTTCAGAGAAGTATTCGTCGCCGTAGCGATGCCAAACACATTGCCCTGCGGAATAGGATTCGTGACAACCAGAATACCCAAAGAGTTCATAAGACCGATTTCCGCATTGCCATAAGGCACATCCCCCGTATAGGGGTTGTTACGCTCCGTCCCTACCACTCCGTTGACCGTCTGGTTCAAAGGCGACTGCACCGGGCTGAGAGAGGTGATAAGGCCCATCGTGAAGGGATAAGGCGCTACCAGCCGGACCACACCATTTACTGAGTCATTCCAGTAGATATAGTCCTTCAGCCAGGAGAACTCATAATTGTCCAAGCTGACGGTAGCCTGTGACTGCTCCACTACAAACTGGATGGTAGCCTGCGCCTGCTCCACTGAAGTCCCCATAGGGAACGACATGGCTGTATAGATCGCGTTGGCGGAGACAAAAGAAATCAGGTCCGGCAGAATGGTCGTGTCCGTCATGCCCGCAATCCACAACTTCTGCGGGTAGGGGTTCAAGCTGGAGGCCATATACACGCCCGTAGCCGGGGTAGTCTGGTTTTGACCAAGAAGATCATCGGAAGTGACGTTGGTCCGTCCATCCGTGCCACCAGACAACGTGTATGTCTGTGCTACCGGAGCGCCCGCCGCATTGCTGGCATTATTCAAACGAACAAGCCTGCTGGCCGCGACAACACCCACAACGCCGGAAGAAAGCGCAGAAGCCAGAGAAGTCCAGAAGGTTGTGGAGGGGATGTTTGGATAGGTCTCAGGAGAAGCGAAGGGGGCAGTCACGTAGACATTAAAATACCCATTGATCGGGGCCGCTGCGACCGTTACCTGAACTTCGTTACCCAACTCACCCGTATAAAGCGCCGTAAACGTACCACCAGAGGCCGTAGCACCGCTTGCCACCACAGAGGCAGCCGTCTGAGTCCCGTCCCCAACACGCACACCCCAAAGGGAAATAAACCCCTGTTGGAAGGCGATGGTCAAGTCCGTGCAAAGGTCATGCGGGTCTGTGAGCGCGGCGGCGGTAATGCCACCAAACTTATTCAGCGCATCAGCCGGATCGGAAGTAAGCTGCGGGGCGTTGATAGGCCCCCAGGAAGCCGTGCCTACTACGTACCCCACATTGGTTGGCGCACCGGTGATGTAGGGGGTCGGGGGGACGTTGTTTATGTAAAGGCCGGGGGCCACCAAATCAGCGGGGTTAAAATTGGTGTTGCTGATAATATTCGGCATTAGTCGCTCCCCCCAGAATCGGGTCTACTGTAAGTTTATGCTTAAATCAAAGCCCACGTCAAGGTTTAGCGCCGGTGCAAGCACTGCGTAACCCGTATTCGTCAAGTCTACTCCATATTCCAAAGAAAGCATCCAGTCCCTACGGGCCAGGTTCGCCTGTACGTTGTCCCAGAGCACAATATCGCCTTCATTGATAAGACGAACATAGTTCCCCGTAGGTAGTTGATAGCCATAGGTCACTTCCAGTTCACCGAACAGTTGTGCTAACGGCTCCCCCACCATATCAAGGGCAGAAGGGCGATTCGCCAACACAATGACTTGCGCGCTGCGACGCACCCGATGCACTTCATACAGAGAAGACGCAAGGTTCGCGGCATTGGCGTTCAGTATAAGATCACCAGCGGACTCATTAGTCAGAATAACCGTGCCACCAGATACCGTGGCAGACAAAATACCTACCAAATCCTCATTGACAGCGGAAGCGACGCCAGATGCAAAACCATCAACAGACGTAGCTCCACTGGCCGTAAACACCGCACCAGTCATCAGCCCCGGCCCGTTTACCGAAATACCCAAGGCATCCCCGGCTGTTCCGGGGGTAAGAATATCCAGTGTTGTAGACTGATCGTAGGACAGATAAGAGGATGCCAGCGAGAACGTCACTTCCGGTTCCGTAACTACCCAAGGCGTTGCCTGATAGGGAATCCAGCGCGTCACATCCCGCGACATGCCACGATCATAGACCATGACGATAGGAGAGTTGTCCAGCGTCTGCGCCTGCTGTGCCAGGATGTTGTCTGGCTGCCCTGCGGTCTGTAAGAGGAACGTAGCCGAGTAACCTATAGTTACGCTGTTTGCGGG